TAGAAAAACAAAAACTACGTAAATTAACTAACAATTTAGTCCGGTTCGATTCCATTAATTGGAAACAAGCTTGTGCATGGATGAAGAAGAATATTGGGGAAAAAGACATGACACAGAAAGTAGATATTCAATGGGATAAGATCGGAATAGAGATCATCAAACCAAGAACAAAGGCTGATCTGGTTGTTCGACGATTAAGATTGCTTGATATTATTCGTGAATGTGACAAGGAACTAAAAGAAGAAATGAAATATTATACGCACTTAGATACGATATTTATCACAAATATAGCAATTTATGGATTAATACATGGATATGAGACAATACGAACATTACGCAAACTCGGATTGTTCAATGATTATCAGAGCTATATGGACAAAGCTTCAAAGATATCTACACATTTTAAAAGATATCCAATTTGTAAAGATGAAACTAAACAACGATTATGTGAAATTGGAACTTTAATTGGATATTTGCAAAATGATACGGATAGTTGGAACACAGAAAAGGAATTAGAAGGACTAGCACAAGGTGGAAACGAACATGGATTACTCGGTGAAAAATGGAAAGAACGTTTTCATCAATTATTACAAAAGATTCAAGTGCCAATAACACCAAAAGAGTTTATAAGCTTCGAAGATTATGTCAAGTCACCACTATGGATCACTGCAGGGTCAAGTTCAATAGGGCAGGTTGAATGGTCTTACGATCAAGATTCAGGAAGATTTAAAGCAAGGAAGAACATGATTTATGATGTAATATCTCCAGATGATTTATGGGAAATAGTTAAGAAATGGAATGGTACTTTAGTTTCAAGAGCTTTTATTAAAGACGAAATGGGTAAAAGACGATTAGCTGTTAGCAGTAATATTGAATCTTATTTGCATGAGAGCTATCTACTGTATTTATATGGCCATGGATTTAAGAATTTTAAAGGTATAACACTTGATGAAACACCACGTCAAACTCAGCTTCGTAACTTAGATGTTATGGATAAATTGAAGTCTGGCATGTATGCTTTACCATTTGATTATGCTCGGTTTGATCATCAACCAAAAACCGAAGAAGTTACAGATATTATACAAGATATAGCAAATAAAGTACAAAATGTGGTTCCAGGACCATATACTGATGAATTTGATAGGATAGTTGGAAAGATCGTTAAGTCATACAATGATTCGACAATATCTATGACGATTGGACAAGTTAAACATAAACTGAATGTAGAAGGAGGGATACCAAGTGGAGTGCGAACGACTAGTTTAATAGGCAACATTTGGAACAGTTTGATGACAGAAGATGCGACCGAGATTGTAACAATAATATTAGGATATGATCCAATTAAAGCACTAGGTATTAAAGGCGATGATACTTATACATTAGCAAATACTGCTGTAGAACTATTTATGATGAGATTGGCTTACGCTGCAATTAATGCACAAGGCTTGGATAGCAAATTTGGAATATCTCAACGAATATGCGAATTTCTACGAAATGAAATAACATCAGATTCTGTCACCGGATGGACGAATCGCGCAATCCCATCATTATCACAACGTAAACCGTGGAACGCTCAACCATGGTCCCCAAATTCCGACGTTACAACAATAGCCAACAATATATATTTGTTAGAACGACGATTAAATCGCAAG